TGGCTTTGCAAACTTTTCCCCACTTACCGGTGAAATAACAGTAGTACCTCCCACACCAGTTGGGGTTATAGCCCCAGTACCACCTATTGGTTTACCAAAAACATCTTTAATTACTAATGCCATTTCGCTCCTCCTTTAAACGCGCCTAATTGACCCAAGTTTTAAATTTCTCAAGTCTCTAGCCTGTCGGTTAATTTCTTCAAATCTTTGGGTAAAAGAACTTTGTGGCCCTAAATTGCCAAAGGTTCCACCCTGTAAAAACTTACCTAATCCAGCAGTTGCTTGTTGTTGTTCAGGGGTTTGTGGTAACTTATCAGGCCCTCCTCCACCACCACCTGTAGCTGACGCTACAGCTCCTGCTGTAGAGGCTAAGGTTCCTATTCCCGCTAAAGCTGCCGCAGTAGTAAAAGCAAAACAAGCCCCACCATTTACTCCCAAACCTCTTATTTCTAATCCGTAAAACTCCATTTTACCCTCCAATATTTAACAACATATTAGTTGCATTTTCATCAGTTACAAAAAAACCAACGCCCTCTAAACGCGCCTGGTAGGACTTATTCCTTAAACTTACAAACAAAACATCAACGCCGTCTTCTTTAGCCGTATTAATTATAGTATCCATCAATTCCTTGTAACCAATGTCCATTTGTTCCGACGTGCTATCAGGATTCTTTACCACCCATTCAACCCATCCAATCTTTCCAGTCTTAGGTATGTATAAAAACCCAGCAACAATTGGAATGTCATTTATATAAGCAATATATCCCGTTGAAGGTAAAAACTGTTTCGGTAGATTAGCAAACTTATGCCTATTCCACCAATCTACAAGAACCTCATATTCCTTATCGTCTATAACTTTAATCATAATATTTTATAGACTAACGCTGATCCCTTATCAGCCACAGTATAGCCTAATGTTTCACACTTCTTAATTAAATTATCATTGTTATTACTTATAGTTAACCACATTAAACCCTTTGATTTAGACAAGCTCTCAACATATTCAGTCAAAATCTTAAAGCCTTCGTCTCTTTCTTCAAAACTAGAATCAGGATTGCCTACCACCCATGCTAACCAACAAGACGCTCCTGAAGTTGCAAAGTATAAAAACCCTGCCATCATTGGCTTGCCTTCCACAAAAGCTATAAAACCATCATCAGGTAAAGCTGGCCTTGGAATGACAGGAAAACCTCTCTCTGCCCACCAACCTTTAACTATCTCACACTCTTCGTCTTTTATTTCTTTTATCATACATTAATCTTAACTTTGTCTTTAGTTTTTCTTTTGCTATCCAATCACCCATAAGTCTCCTTAGAATGCTTTATATCTAAAACTACCTACTATCTGCCTACCACCATGCCCAAAATCAGCATTTTGTGAACCGCTTCCAGTTGATTCTTCAAACTCAGCAAGGGAGCCTCCAATATAAGTATTCGCCCAATGTTGTCCGTTTGTTACTTCAGTTATCGATACTACATTTAATCTATTTGCTGTCATGGCAGTAACATAAGGAACAGACATTTGCGAAGCTACTGCCCCAGCTCCGTCAGTCCCACCATCCCCACTTAAATTAAAATAGCATGTTACCCACCCATCTAAACCTAGAGTGTAAGAGTAAGTGTTTGTGCTAAATACTGGACCTGTCCCGCCATTGTTAGTCATAAAAGTGCCGGAAGCAGCACCATTTTGTCCGAGAGGCATACTATAATTATTTGCCGTTAATCTCTGTAGTGCTGCCCATCCAACTCCATCTAAAACAACATCAAGGGCTCGAACGGTCCAATCATCAGTTGTTGTAGACCATCTCATTCTAAAGGACCCAATAAGCTGCACTGGCTTAGAAGCCTTGCCAGCATCGTCAGACCACATCCCAAATATACTGGCTTGTGTATCATTTGCAGCAGCCGCATCTTTATCATGAATATAAGTAGCTGCTGGAGTTTTGTACATATAAGGAGAACGTGAAATAAAAAATCCAGCATTTGCTGCAGTATCATCTTCGTTAACCACCCATAAAAACCAAGGCATATCGGATGCCCAATCTGCAGTTTCTGTGATTCCAAAGCCAAGATTGGTTAAGTGACTTGAACCATGAGAATCATCATTAAATGTTCCGCCTGTAGTTATTTCAAGACAAACCATTTCACCACCTGTTGTAGAAGGAACTGAAATCCAACCAGGATTGTCTGAACTTATAGCTGCGCCTTGAGCATCTACGATTGAAAATACTCCAGCAGTTAGGTCTAGCCCTATATTGTTTATAAAACCAGGGGTGTTGGAACCACCGTATTCTAGTAACCCTGGTGTTGTGGTCATATCTATTTTTCTATGGTTAGCGATATAATTATCCTACCTTTCTTAAGGGCTGGTTTAACCCTTTATTAAGACACGTCTGAACATATATAGCCCTAACGTGCTCAATAAACTCATTAAGCTTGAGTTTGCTTTTCATTAACTACTCCAAATAGTAGTGCCATCATCTTCAATAGTGAAAGCTAATGTCCCGCTATCACTCAAAGCCACATGGTCACCACTAGAGGTGTTATTTATTTTTAAGGAAGGATCTGTTCCCGCGTTAGAACCATCTAACAGAGAGCCAGATCCTGTACCTGTTTTTGTCATTGTTATGCCGTCAACATTCCCTGAATAACTCCAAGTCACATTGCCTGTAATAGTCCCTAAGTTATCCTCGTCTATACTTCCGTTATAATCATTGTGAATTACGTTTATTTCTCCATTTAAATCCGCTGCTGTAAGAACATCACCCGTAACCCATATTTTTGAGCGAGAAATTTGTGTCATTTCAAGTACTTACCTCACTTTCTGCCATGATTGTGATTTAATGCGTTTGCCAATCTTATCCTTTCAGTAAAACTATTACTGATAAAACTATTCCAATTACACTACCTGCTCCCCTGCTTATCCAATCTATCCTTCTACCTTTAGGGCCCCATTCTGCTATACAAGTTAATACCACAGGTATCAGTGATAACAATAATGCCCATTTACAATACGTTCCTAGTAAAGCTGCTAACGTCCCTATAAAAGCCATTGAGAAAAGATGAGAGGCAAAGACTGTCTTCTCCCCCTTACTTCCCTTCAACTCTTCCAAACCAGGAATGTCGTCTATTAACTTTTCTAACCAATCTTCAATTTTTCCACCCATAAATCTCCTTATCCAAACGCTTTATTGGTATTGTTGAGATTTCACTACCCTCATCTCGTAGACTTAGCTACTATAAATTACATCCCCATCAAATCTAGTATTACCTGATTGTACAAACAAGCTATAAGGGCCATTCGTGAAGGTTATATTACCTCCGTTAACAGGAGGACCTTCAATTGCGATACTAGCTGCATTCGTGATTGTCCTAACTAGGGTATCTGACTCTAAAGTCATGGCCCCCACACTTAAGCCAAAAAAGTTTGTCAAAGTAGCTGTTTGATTCCCCATTGGAAGGTTAGTTCCAAGAGGCGTGTCGTCAATTCGCAAACCCACAATGGTAGTCATTGCGCCAATACCATCGTCTATTCCAAGAGGTGAAACGAAAGACATGACGGATTTTTCTGCGCTTGTAGTATTTACAGTTAAATTGGAATTTAACCCAACTGCAAGACCAATAGCATTCGTTATGGTTGCATTAGCTCCCACAACAGGTGGGCCAGATATTCCCATTGTGGTTCCTGCGGTTAAAGTAGAAGCTCCATCAAAGGCATAAGTCGGAGGTTGTAAAATCACCTCTGCCTGAGAAAGCATGGCCCCTGTTGCCCAGGTCTTTGTTCCAGAAGAGTGAGTCAACCCTGGAACAGCGGTAGACGCTGTTAAAGCTGTATTTAGAGTGTTAACAGTTAAAATGTCTCCACCATCATCATTTTTTCTAATCAAGAACATTTCAGCATTATTACCGTCAAGGATCATAGACCCTTCTTGAGTCCACGATCCAGCGTTTGTTGCTGTAGTACCTTGAAGCTGGAAAGTGGCTGGAACACTTACTGCCGTACCTGCCCTTCCAATTGAAATTGATGTTGCTGAAGTAGACCCAATTACCATACCAACATTTGAATCAATGGCTACCCCTGCATCGGTTGCCGCCATAATTAGAAAGTCTGACCCATCGGGACTTACTATGGCTAATCTAGGATCTGTAACTCCATCCCCAAACGTGTTGTCTACCCCGACTATTGCAGAGTCAAGCCCTACCAAAACAATAGGCACGTCTGTAGCTCCACCAGTTGGGAGCCCTAGCTTAACCATATTTGCATTAGCGTCTGACGTGTCATAAGCTAACTGAACATTAGGAGCTGCAGCCGTATTACCAAAGCCTATGGAAACATCATCCCCATAAAATGAACCACCAACAAATGACGTTACCCCATTTGAATCTATTGATGCCACTCTAGCACTAGCTGAATCTAATATCTCAAATACGTTAGCACCTGCATTATCACCAAGTTGTATTGATATGCTTTCTCCAGTAGGAGCTAGAATATCTGTCGTCCCATGTTCTAATGTAACTGGAGCTAAAAAGGTGGTGTCATTGGCTATTGTCCCACCTATATCTGCCTTGATAAACGTTGCACTTCCCATATTTCACCTCTTAGTATATTCCTCGTGAGAGGATAATTATCTGTCTTTTTTAGCTATAAAATGCACAATCAATGTTGACGCTGCATTACCATCGGCCTCTGTAACCGTTAATCTAATAAAAGCCCCTGGAATATTATCAAAAATCAAAGATGCTGATCCAGATGCTCCTGCTGTCGTTGTCGAAGTCCCCGTGACAGTATCGTAATTAGTTCCGTCCACAGATGATTGGATCTCCCATGTAGATGTGTCATCATGTGTTGCATGCACTACTTGAAAAGTTCCGCGTGTTGTGTCGCTTACAGCGATTGCATCGCCCGAATTAAGCCCATTAGCTGACACAGCCGTTGCACTTATTCGTCTAAAGTTTCTTCCTAATGATTCTGATGTTACTGTCATAAATCCTCCTATTAATCCCTTTTACGGGTATTGACTGTTGCTAAATCTAATTTCACCCCGCACTTACAAGCTAAACCTTTAGATACTCTATCCTCTATGTTCTTCTTATAAACTGCAGGTTGATTGTCTTTAATATACATTATCTTCCGATTCATAAGATCTATAGCCTCTCCTGGGCTTTCACCTTCTGCCACACACTCAGGAAAGTTATGACTCTTAGCCTCATACTTTCCAGCATCAATCTCATTAATATCAAACGTGTTATGGCTCATGGTGTTATTCTCTTCCAAACTGCAGCACTTCTTGTGTTATCTAAACATATATAGGCATCGTCATTTGTTTCATCGACCCATATTGTTCCTACTGCATGACCATCGCCCGCATCATCTGTAACGGCAGGAGCTGCTATCTGCCCTATGAAAGTCAATAAGTTAATCCTTCCTAATTCTTGAAATACATTAAGGTTGTTTCTAGTCTGCTTGGTATCATCCACTGGTTCTGGTGAAGAAATACTCATTGTAAGTTAGTCTCCAATCCATATCCCTGCAGAACCAAATTGACTGATTCCACAACTATAGATTCATCTAAGTCGTCATTTGAAAATTTAAATTGTAAAAATCTACCAAAATTCCCTATAGAGGCATTGTTGAAAAGGAAGTCCAGCCCTCCAATAAGGGAGGTATCCATAATAAAAGATGAGTCCAACACATCGGCATCTCCTTGAAAGCTTATATTTGCAGTCTCCCCATCTCCTGACTGTAAGTCAGCATTAATAAATACATCTAAATCAACACCCTGCTGATCTCCCAAAATATTAACTTCTTGAACTACCCAAGATTCCACAGCATCCATTACTTTAGATTGAAAAAACCCCTCATAGGCGGCTCCATTCCTATTAAATAACGCAGGATCAAATAAGTAATTAAATCCATCAGTCCCACCAAAATAGATCTGTTCCCTAGAATCCCTAGCCACATGAATGCAGTTAGCGTCTATGCCATCTACAGGCCAATGAGGAACAAAGAACCCAGACTTGTTTTGGTAAATCCGATTCATATCTAAAATCACCATAAAATCATTTGCGGCATCCCCACCATCTGACAGAGAACACATATACCAATTAAATGTAGATGAATAAGTTGCCCAAGCATTCCCATATCTTGCATCATTCCATCTTGAAGTTGCTGTGGGAGCTATATACTTCCTTTGAATCGGATTAGACAATTTAACTAATTCCTGCGAACCATCAAAAGCATAGAACCCATCATGTGAATGAAAGACTATGACTTCCTTACCTTGGAGCTTACAATTTACAATTGTATGACCTCCACTACATCCAATGTTATCGATATATCTATCAACTTTAGTTAAAATCCTATTATTACTTCCTGACAATACCCCTATGGAATTCTGTTTAAAAACAACTAACTTATCCTGAAGAACCGCCATCCCTTGAATAGGTGCATCAAACTTATAGTCATCATCGGCAGTCCATGTTTCAGGATCACCTAAGTTACTAAAAAATAAAGTGGAAGTTTCCGTAGATGTGTTCCCAATCCAAACAGAGTTTTGAAATACTTCTATCCATCTACCTTGAGGAGCATTAGCCAATAACGAACCAGCAGCCCCTCCATCCCATTTAAAAGATGGATCAGCTTGATTCACGCCCATTACATAAGTGTCTGTCTCAAACTGCCATTCAGCCCAATCCACTTGATTATCAGGAGTGATTACTAAAGCCCCTGTAATGTCTGTAGGTACTGCAGTATCTGCCCCTGAGAACAAAGCGGCCCCTACTGTAGTGACATAATCATCTAAAACAGGTGAAAAGAAGAACGATGTGACTGTAGCACCCGCACTAAGCGCAGATGTATTCACATTATCATACCCAAACATCTTTCTTAGGGCTCCCTCGTACCAAACAACACTATCCCCATCTACCATCCCTAATGGCGCACTTGAGTCCTCAAATCCACCAGGAATATCGTTGTGCTCTTTACCAGGGAACCATCCCGCAGAAAGATCTATAAAACTAAAATTTTTAATGCCAGGTACTTCTTCGTAACCCATCAATCTACCCCAAATTCAGGAGGCAATCTTCCTGGATCTATCCTAGCTAAACTAGGATTAACCCCTCTAATTACAGAAGATTGTCGCCCACGTTTATTGCCCATTTGTTTCTGTAGCTTTTTAAGCATTGGTTCATATTCATTATCATGAGTTTCTTTAGCAATCGAAGGCCGCATAAGATCCCTATGACCCCTTACCGCAGCCCCTATTAAAACTAATTCATGAAATGTTTCAGGAAAATCTGGATAATCTTCAGTGTTCAGCATTTCCCTTGGTCGTCTAATCCCTCTCACTCTCAAAGTTAAAGCTGAATCAGGAACCGGAAATAAGTGAACCCCTTGTCTTGGACCCGCTAATTCAGCATGGCCTAACTGTGCAATCGTTACAGCTGCAGCATTTGAAGTGACTGTTACCATACCAACAGTCGTTTCATCCTTAGCGATTGTAAACACTTCTGTAAAAGATTTAGTCCCATTAACATCTGTTAATCCATTTAAAGTTAATAATTCAGTATCTTCTACACCATTCACCAAACCATTAATTCTAACTTTCTGTGTGGTATCTGAACCACTATTAGAAACTACAGTAATAACCGAAGCTGATGTAGGCTGACCAGTTACCCATTCATAACCAAACACACTATACAAGAAGGGTGATCCAGAGTCTTCCCTACTAGGATCAACGCTTTCCAATTCAGGCTCCATAGCCTGCCTTAAAGTTAAATCATTTGTCTCATCTACTATTGAAAGTATCTTGTTGAATTCATAATCTAAGTAATACTTCCTAGTATCAGCCACTGTAGAAAAAGTTGAATTTACAATTAAGTGGTCAGGGTCCATCTCAGATGCAATGTCATCCTGAGATAAATTCAACCATCTATCTCTCCTTGCATTAGAAACAGATGTGTTCTTTATTTTTTGGCCTAATTCAGATCGTAATGTAGAAAGATTTAATAACATTTAAAACCTCAAAGATAGCCCCCCGAAGGGGGCATATCATTTAATTCTTCTTCAAGTTGGCAACCTTTGCTGGTTCTTCTTCACCTAAAAGATCTTCGATCTCCTTATAAGAACCCTGCAATTGTACTTGCCTTACCTGAATCTGAGAAAGTTTCTGGTCGATTTCTTTGCGGCTCTGTTGGAGTTTTTCTGCCTCCTCCTTCAAAGATTCAAATTCACCTTCCAGCGTTTTCTTTCTCTCTTCTAATTTGGCCTTCACGTGCATCACCTCACTTTCATTGTTTATTCGTTTATTGACTTAAGCATAACCAAGAGGTTGCGCCTGCACTATAAACAACCTCAATAACACCATTAGCTGCATAAGCAGTCCCTAAGTTAGCGGCTGGATTTGTGGACAATGTGATTCCAACAGCTCCGCCACCAGCATAATTAAGAGTGTTAGCTCCAGCTTGTAGTGTTTGTGCAGCTAAATCGATTGTCAGCTTTAATCCATCAGCTAAAGGAATTGTAGTTCCAGTAGCATCAGTAACAGCTGCGACTGTGATAGCATTAGGTGCGCCAGCAGCTTGAACATAGTTAGCTGCGATACCTTCAGCATTAGATGCTAAAGATGAAGTAGATTCAGCAAAGTGAGCTCGTCCTGTAGATACATTCAAAGCCTCATTGTTTGTTGAATCAATCTGTACTGCATAACTTGTTGCCCGTGCAGCACCTGTTTCCAAGAACCGTCCACAAACACCAACATTAGCTGCAGCAGGTTGTGCGCTTGAAGAAGCCAACAACACATGGCCTCCAGCAGCAGGAATCCCTGTAACGCCTAATTCAGTTACAGCTCCAGAAGGAGCGATGTCTCCTTCAATGACAAGCCCTTGAAAAGCAGGATCTACATTATCTACTACAACATCAAGAGCTGTACCAGCATAAGCTGCAGCAAAATTCATCTCGAGAATAACAGCATCATCTGTTCCAGCTACATCAATAGCAATACAAGCAGCAGTTCCTGCAGCAGGGGTTAAGTTCAGATCAATAGTATTGGCATTAGCTCCTGCTGGAGTATCTGTAATCTCAATCAATGAAACTGTTCTCGCTCCTGAACCAACCAACTCAATGGCTGTACCAGCAACAGCGTTAGCCATTGTACAAACGATTGCACTACCTGTGTAGGCAGCAGCAAAGTCGAATGTTAAGATGTCAGCGTCATCAGTTCCTGCAATATCAATGTCGATAACTTGAGTCGTTCCAGCAGCAGGAGTAATGTTTAAATCGATTGTGTTAGCTGCAGCACCTTCTGGTGTATCGGTGATTTCAATCAAAGATACAGTACGAGTGCCAGCTCCTGTAACAACCAATCCTTGCGCACCAACAGCAGTAGTTGTGTCGATAGCAACAAAGTCTCCAGTGTAAGTACCAGAAGCGTTACAAGCAATAATCGGAGCAGTACCAGTTGATACGTCAATATCAACAATACCACCAGCAGCAACAGACGCTGCAGCAGCATTTAGATCAATAGCAGCGCTTCCTGCTACGTTTGCAATGTCAATGGCATCACCAGCATTAGGTGCTATATTCAAAGTACCGTTAGAGATACTAATGTCACCAGCTGTTAATGTGATTGCATCACTTGCGGCTGTTCCTGAAATTGTGATTGATCCATCTTCATCTACGTCAAAGACTGAAGTCCCATCTACTGTACAGTTAATGATGTTTCCACCAGTTAATGTGGCAGCGTCTGTTTCAACTCTTAAAGCATCACCACTTGTTACTGAAGAACCATCAATTAATAAACCTTGTCCAGTTGTCGCGGAAGTTGTGAAAGTACAATCACCTGCCAAGGTAAATCCATCAACAGATCCTAATGCCATACTTGTAATATTAGCAGTAGTGATATTAGCAGTAGCAAAAGTAGCTACGCCAGCAGGACTAACCGACCATCCTGCTGTACCTGTAACATCATTACCAGTACCTGTGTTTGTGAAAGCTAAAGCTGCTGGATTATTTGTCACGTCATTTTGAACTAATGACAAAGCTGCGTTATTAGAAGCATTTGTAACTGTAATTGCGACAGCACCACTATCTGCAGTGATTGCTCGTCCTGATCCAGCTCCACCTTGGTCATAAGCATTATCTAATGTGTTATCTCCAGCGCCTGCAACACCAACTGAAACCCAAGCACCATTGATAACAGCTTCTAAAGTGTTGTTTGTAGTATCATAAGCCATTAAACCGTTGTTTGTTGCAGCGGCTGGTGGCTGATTTGCATTTGTAATATTAGGAATACGTAAACCTTGATTGCCTGCACGACCTGCTGCAGGATCTTGGTCTGTGTTCCTAATGTGTTTCCATTGTGAACTCATTTTTAATCTCCTATTAGCATCCCGTAGGATGCGAGGTTAACTCGCTAATAGTTGCAAACAGCCCCCCTCCGAAGAGGGGGACGAATTTGCTTATTTCGCCTCGCCTAAGACGACCTATTATGTTTGTGCCGTAACTGCATCACCATAAAGTGTTGCAGTAATTTCAGTGACTGCAGTTCCACCGACTAAGACAACCCCAAAATCATTAAGGGTAGAAATGCCAGTTGGAGCTTCAGCAGCCGCATCAGAGTTTAAAACAGTACCGTTAAGAAGATGCACGCCGTTACCAACCGTATATGTATCGGAAGTAACGGTCATTACAGTAGTTCCTTGAACGATTGCCTCATAAACATCACCTGTAGCTGCATTCTCATTGCAGACAGCAACTGTATAAATGTTAGTGTCATCTGCAAGAGTTATATCAACATTCGCACCAGTTGAACCGCCTACGCCAATACGTACAACGTCTCCTCTAGTACGAGCTGCTGCAGCCTCTAATTTAATTGTTTTCGGGCTTGTGCCATTTACAATATTTACTTGACCTATACTCATGCTGTCACCCCCGTTAGTTTGCCGTTCGCCTCGCGTCGATTGCAAACCAAGTTCCCACGGAACTTAACTTTAGCAACAGACACTTCTTGGTTCACGGGAGTCTGGAAATCAGAAACGTCAAAATTTCCAGCGCTGTCCACAACGAAAAAGAGGTGGTCATTGTTAATCATATAGAGAACGTTAGCAGTACAATCATCGTCAAACATGATTGGAACACCTTTGAACTCCAACTCTTTAAATCCACGAGCACCTGTTTGGATCGTTGAATAACGAACTTCAGGATCAATTTCAGCTTCATATAATTCATGAATAGCTTGTGTTGTGATAATCATGCTAGGGCGTACGCCATCAGCACGAATGTCATTGTACAAGGTACGCATATCGTCTAACCCTTGTGCAGGGAAAGCGCCTGAAGCTGTCTCGTGAGCTGCCCAGTCTGCATCAGTTCCTTGTGCCAATCCACCAGTAGCTCCGGTAGAATCAACAGCTACAACTAATGTTGTGATTTGGTTAGCTGCTTGAGCCGCTGCAAATATAGCAGCGTTAATGTCATCTCTAATTGTACGTAAACAGTTGTTACGTTTATGGGCGACTAGATCGAAAATTCGATGATCGTCTCCCGCTGTTTCTCTCATTTCTTCCCAACTAATTACAATCGTTCCACCAATATTCACGAATGGATAACCAACAGTCAATGCAGTGTCTTGTGCTGTTGTATCGAAAATATCGTAATCTGAAAACCACTTCACAGTTTGATTACGTCCGCTGTCAATGGGATAAATGATCTGACGACCACCATTAACAGTTTTCTTATTCTTCATGAAATGATCTGTAGTTGGAACTTCAACAAATGTATTATCAATTGGTGAAGAAGCTCCAATTTCAGATTTGAAAGCGGAAAGACGTTCATTAGTACGTGCACTATCAATAGTATATGTACTCACTTAGAACCGTCCTTTTCTTTAACCACCGACCTTGGCATTCACACGGGCGATTATATCGTCCTTGCTTACTGCTGGTTCGGAAGTTGTTTGTGTTGATTTTTTAGGAGTAGCGGTCGAAGCTTTCTTTTTCTTTTCCATAGATTCATGTACAGACTTCTTTACGTCTTCCATTCCTTTACGGAGCTTAACTTTTACTTTCTCATAAGCTAAATTAAGAACACTCTTCTCATTACTCCCAGTATATGTACTTCTTACGTCCTGATCTGAAGACACTATCCGCATTATCTCATCTTCCCATTCTGCAAACTTAGGATCTTCACGCTTACTAGTTCTAGCAGAAGCCCAACGTGCCTCGATTTTATCTTGCTCACGTTGTTGAACAAGCTCTTGTCTTAAAGACTTAGCTTGATCTTCTAACCGCTTTTCCCAGTATTTGTTATATTCCTCAATCGTCACTCCCTCGGAAGGAGGTGGCGGTGTACCTGTTTGCGTTTCTTGGGTTTGATACTGCTTTAAATATACATTTACTTTAGAGGGATCAGCCGCTATCTCACGAGCTATGTTCTCGTATTGAGACAGTTGATTCCTTAAAGAATCTACATCTTGATCGCGTCTTTTCTTTTCTTCTGCAAGAGCCTGAGTCTTCTTAGTGTAAGCTCGCTTAAAGTCTTTCTCATACTTTGAAGCGTATTTTTTAACATTTTCCCGAATATCTTCAGGTACGTCACTAAGATCAACAGACTCTTCGTCTACTACTTCTACAGTCTCTTCAGTAATAGGAGAGGCCTCGTCGGTCATCTCTTCTACCACTTCAGTAGTCGCTGCGTCTTCCATGCTATCCTCCTTACCCAAATACTTTTTGGGCTTCTTTCTTCGAGCATATGTGGCTCGAGTTATTAGATTTCCTAGGAGAACTGGGGCCATCAGTTTGCACTCGTCCAGTCTCTTTCAAAAACTTTTCTTTGCGTTCGGCTGTTTCAAAAAATTGTCCGACTTGTTCGTCGTAGTGTGGGTTCCAGCTTTCTACTCCACTAAGTGTGGGGGCTTTCAAAAATACCATCTTAGATTCCTTGTTGCATTTAGGACATTCCATAACTACAACATCCATATTTACAGACATTTCAAAAATTCCACACGAGCATTCAAAATCTTTAAGAACCATATAAATTCCTATATATTTTTTTAATCTTCTTTCTAAATTCTTCAATACCTTTATCTAACTTCATGCTGTTACACCAAGAACAGCAAGAAATTAAATTAGCAATCACATAACCTATCTTAGGATCTATTCGATCTAACCCAATTGTTTTTATTTCTCCAGAACAGTAAACGCATGGCTGATTCCAAAAAGTTTTAAATTCTTCAAAAGTAATTTCAAAATCCAACCCTCTCGCTTTAGCTCCACCTTTGTAAGAATTGAATCTGCCTTTAGGTGTTTTTGTGTACTGCCTGCAGTTAACTTTGTGCTTCTTCCTATATTTCAAGCCTAAATCTTTAGCTTGTTTCTTATGACAAGTAAGGCATGACCTTCTAAGGCTTTCTCGACCCTTAATTTTATAAGACTTGAAGTATTCACTTGTAAAAGGAAACGCATCTCCACAATGAATGCATTTACAAGAAGTCTCAATTAATTGAAGGTTATTCACCACTTAGCTCCTTCTCTTTAATATCAAGATAGTGGGGATTAAACGATCGTCGGACTTCACCGACTATGCGTGGAGCACTAGGCAAAATTATACTATCACGTCCACATTGCTCACAGGGAACAGTATGAACGCCAGACTCTACGGTAATCTCATTGACTCCGCAGAATTCACATTCGTAATCTTTTAAGACCACTCGCCCTCCCAAGTGGTCGTCTTTAGGCGATTATGCTAACGCTAACGGAGGCCTTCCTGGACCTCTTGGTTCTAAAACTTCTTCCCTTGTCTTGTTCTGTACTTGCTCTGTAGGGGCTTGTACTCCGCCCCCTTCTGCTCTCTGTTGTAAAACTAAATGTCCTGCCATATGTTCTAAGATCTGTTCGTTCTCTCCGTTCTTAATTAAAAAGTCTCCGTGTATCTTATTGTGATCCTCATGGTTCTCATCCTTCTTTGGATTAGGCATTGGATCACCACGACGCGCCATCTCATTCTCCTTCTCAGGATTTACGAAAACTGCATTCTCAATGTCCATATTCTGTAATGCTTCTAAGTTTAAGTTAACCCCTTTAAATAATATGCGCGCTAACTTCTCAGGAGATAATGTTTTTAGAACTGGATGTAGGATTTCTTGCGATGCTAAAATTTGTAACAAGTTATTTATGTTGTTTACTTGCGCTTCGTTAATTGCCCTTAATGAATCAACATCAAAATCAAATCTGAATTCACCTTGTATATCTTCTTTGTCAAACTTAAATGTTTCAAAGTTTAATTCACCTGTTGCTTGTATCTCTTCTTCTTTATCTTGAAACTGCGCTTGTAAGTCTGCAACCTTCTCAATGTCTGCTATCATAAAATCTTTAACAACACTTAAAAAGTATTCACGTCTTACTTGTGAATCACCTTGAATGAAAGTTGCTTCAGTTGCTGAACGTCTTGTTGATGATTGTAACCTTTGGAAATCAGGAACACCTAATACACGATCTATTAAACCTTGCATTAAACTTACAATACTAAAATACTCATTACCCATTGATAATGGATTCTTAAATACCATTCGTTGAATATCTTTAACTGTATGAATTGATCCTTGCTCACCGTTACGAATTCTTTCAATGTCATCTTCGTCTGCTGCTCCCTCTTCAATAAACATTTGTCCAGGGAACTTTCTAAAGTGTTCAACTATTAATGTCATGATTTCATTTAACGCATACGCTTCGTCTTCTATTGCAGATAATAATGGAATCCCTTTCATCTCATCGTTACGACCTGAAAACTTTATCATATTAAAATGCGGACCGTTAAAGTGATAAGGGTTGTCCATTTTGTCTATTAACTCACGACTCTCTCCTCCGAAAGTTAGTATCTTATCTTTCTCTAAATCATGAACTTCAAAAATAGTTACGAAATCATTTTCAAAACTTTTTAAGTCTCTTACTTTATCTTTTAAATGTTTTGGTAATTCAGGAACAAGCTTATCAAGATTAGAATACTTTCCACTTTGTTTTAAAGATTCTTTTGTTGTTACTATTCTGTGAATAAGAAATATAGAATCATCCATGCCGGATGCTAATGGATGCCATGCAAAATCTTTAGGACATACACGTTTAATAAACGGCGTATCCTTCTTGATATAATCTTTGTCTCTAGTGGAAACTGTCTCAAAAGAATAACCTACTTTAGTTATTCCGAATGGATAAAAGAAAGAATCTTGAATGGCTTTACGTTGCTCACCTATTGCATCAACCTTTTTAAATAAATGGTTTAATGCAGCTTCTCGTGTCTTTGCAGCTTTAACATTATCGACCTGTTGGTATTCACCGTCGATTAACTTCTTTAAATATCTTGCTTGCTTTGGTCTTGCACGTATGTGTGGTGATTGAAATATAAAGTTAGGTAGTAAAAGATTAACTAATGAAAAAATTGTGTTAACTACGAATCGAGAACGACCACTAACGTGTGTGAAGTATTTACCTTCAAACGCATCTAATAGCCTGTCCGCAGTTTCTACCCATTCTCCCCCATGTCCTGTCTCGTGTAATTTAAAACCTAATTCAATGAAATTCTTAGCCCTACGTTCAGAACTATTTAATGCCATTTCGACCTCAAATTTTGATTGCCCCAAATCACTGTCGATCTCTTGCGCCTAGTCCTCTCAATCTCCGCTATAAACGATTCGGGATTGGTTCTTAACACTTGCTCTTTTGCTGGTCGTATTATATCTATAAGATATGCAAGGGCATCTATGATGTCATCCTTACACCTTGGCGAGGGAAATCTTAACAACTGTGTCTCTAAATCAGTCTGGTCTTTCTTGATGAATATCCTACCACTTTCAAAACGAGGTTGCAACCCTTCAATTCGTAACCCTTTTCTCCGACCCCCGCTTTTAAGCTCAACTATCTTCGGATACTCCTTCCTAGTGCGCCTTTGCTGTTGTATCTCCATCCTTAACATTCTTTGAAAACCCATCTCTTCAATACCTATAGCCGAGGACTTATATCGCTTATATACCTCAAATATCTTATCTATTAGCTCCTTCGGCAATAGTTGCTTATTCACAACATCAACAACATAAATGTTCTCATCTACATCAACAGCACAGGTCACTATAGCCGTGTAATCAAAGGCATTACCCACCTCAATAGCCGGATCTACAGTAGTAAAGTAAACACATCCTTGGGGCTCCTCATCGAAGTATTGTATCGAATCCTTCTTAAACACCCGTAAATCATCAGGTACTGGATCATTCATGTACTCCTGAGCAAACTCGTAATCCCCTATCTCCTTCTTTTTGTCATATAACTGCTCAAGACTCCACTGATCCTCCCATAAAGGCGTCCCATCCTTCTGTATTGCCTGGTAGAAGCGCGTTTCCCACCCATGACGACCATACTGCATCATTTCTGCTAAAGCGCTCTCAGGATGCAATATCGTTCCAATTATAATAAATTGAGAATCCTCTAACAACATCCCTGCTACATCTGTCCATAAGTCATGATCGAACTTCTTCCTCTGCTCCACACTAACCACCATCTCGTTGGTCTCTAAATCGTCCCCAATAATAATATTAGGTCTAAACCCACGAGTCTGCTTCCCAAACCCCTTAGCTTGTATCACCGATCCGTTCGCTAAATGTATCTCCTCCGTTGTCCATTTCTTCGAACCTGTCACCTGATCCCCATAAAAATCATTCAAAGTACGATTAGTCTCTAACTCCGTCTTTATCATCATCAACCAATGCTCTGCTAAACTACCAGTAGCCGACATCAATAAAACCTTCACCGGATACTCTAATGTCACAAATAAAGCATAAAATAAGGAGAAATACGTAGACTTAGCAAAACTACGCGGTGCCGCGATCCCTACTCGCTTCAAATCTATCAAACTAATCAACTCACGATTAAACTCACCTATAGGGTGCTTCAAATGGCTCTTCATGTGATACCAACAAAAAGCCTCAAACTTAGTCCCTATGTCCACCCCATCAAATAATTTAAACTTCATTCTTCCTCTTCACTAAATCCAGTACCTTATCGTACTCCTGATTCCTCTCCTCCGGACTTAGGTTCACCGACACCACCTTATCTGGTGCGAAGTCTCCTCGTAGCTTAGCCACGTAATCAGCTGTAGGCTGCCAATGTCTCGACATAGG